GTCGAAGGTTATCGTAACTACGACAAGTCGGAATTCTCTCCTTCGGCTCCTCTCTTTGGTGGAGATGAAGCCAAGCTGGAAGCCATCTACAACTCAATGCACGCCTTGAAGGACTTCGTTGACCCGAAGAACTACAAGTCCTATGCCGAACTCAAACGTAAGCTCTCCGAAGTCCTCGGTGAAGAAGGTCAGGTTCTTACAACTGCTGAAGCGGTTGAACTTGATGAATCTCGCTCGGCTCCAAAGAAAGCTACGGCTGAAGCTGCGGCTCCTCGTGAAGCATTTAAGCCTGTTGAGGCAGGCAGCGATGATGAAGAAGATACCGGAGATACCCTTAGTTACTTTGCCAAGCTAGCAAAGGAAGACTAATCCGTATCGGCTTGATCTTTATATTATGATGGAGGGTCCCTCAAAAGGGGACCCTCTTTTAGTACCCGAATTGTGGAGTCAGCATCCAGCCTGTACGGTCTGGCATATTATTTGAGTTGTATGTAATGGCCTGTGAGTTATTCACGACCTTACGAGAACCCTGAGAAGCAGAGGCAGCCGGAACAACAATAGGAGCAGATGCGCGTTCGGCTTCGGCTTCGGCAGTGTCGGATTCCAATGCATTCATTTCGGCTCCGACAATAGGATTATCAATGGCTTCGAGTTCTGCAGTTTGTGCATAACGCTCTAGAACAGCCGTATCGCTACCTACATCTGGGTTGTCAAGATTTGCCGTAGGTAATACAGTAACCTCTCCGGGTAAGATGACAGCAGATGTGTTTGTTGTTACGGTAGAATCTAATGCTTCTTTTTCAAGACGTTCTCTGTCGGACACAGAAATACTTTCCGATGTGCTGGTTGTTACGGTATTCGTTTCTGTTTTTACCTCTGCATCGGCTTTGCCCTTAGGCGCCTTAGGTGTTCCGCCAACATCTGTTCTACCTTTATCAGGAAGACCCAAGAGGTCCAATGCTTTTTTGGTAATATCAAACCCAGCTAATTTACCGATTGCATTTACCGGCGCCAATAGGGTTCTAATGACACCACCTAATAGATCAAGGAACAATGTTTTAAAATCAATTTCTCCGCTAAACAGCTTTTTAATGTCCTCGAATAGAACTTTAATTACAGCAAATTGGTCGGTAAAGAATCCAACAACACCATCGACAAGGTTGCCAATTAGTTTACTCAAAATCTCGCTGAAACTAAAGCTATCAAGGGCTGCCGCAATACTATCAAAGCCAAGAGCCTTTGCAATCCATGAAACGGCGCCTTTTAGCATATCAAGGAGACCACCAATGAGACCTTCGACGAGCTTTGAAAGACCTCCCTTGAGACCTCCCACAATCTTATCCAGCATTGTACCTTCGGTATTCTTGAAGCCGTCAATGAATCCGGTGATTGAATCCCAAACACCAATAATGATTGTAATAGGTATTGCTAATTTGGCGGCAAGAGAACCGAATGCCTTTCCTAATGATAGGAATTTTGGAGCAAGTTGCCCAATACTGCTAAAGAATTTTGAAAACGGAGCAAAGATTTTACCGAATAGACCGATTGATTCTGTGGCTCCAGTACCAACCTTTTGAATACTCATTACTAGGTCTTTGATCCCTTTAAATTTGGCTGCTACATTTTTGAATGCATTGATTATATCCGTGATCCAGTCTGCTTTGGTAAAGAAATTTTTAACCGAGGTGAAGATACCTTTGACCTTTGTGCCAAAGTCCTTACCAATATCCATAACCTTTGTGAACCCTTCGGTGATTTTTGTTACAAAATCTGATCTCTTGAACATCTGGAATAGATTATTCATTTTAGAACCAAGACCTTCTCCGAATTTTACAATGGACTCAAAGGCTTTCGTTATACTTGTAACAAATTTGGACCCCTTGATCTTTTTAAACACTTCACCAAAGTCCAATAGTTTTGTGAGTCCCGTGAATAGAGCCTTGGCTTTGATGGCCAATTCAGCCACAAAGCCTTCAACGAAACCTAATAGAGCTGCGCCGACGGCGACTGCCCATGTAGCCCAACTCATTTCAGGTTTCTCTTTTTTCTGTTCCTCTAGCTCCTTGCGCATTAAGGTCATTTCTGCCAATAATGCTGCATTTTCTTCTATCAGTTTATCAATTCGATCTCTGAATTCGCTTTCATTTTCTAATGCTTGAAGACCGCTTGCCTTTGCTGCATCCGTCATCTCCACAATTCTTTGCATCGTAATATCCGAAGCAAGGTCTATTCTTTCTAAAGCCTTAAGACTTGAGAGAGCTACATCAGACAGAAAACTCAATCCCGCAACAACCTCCTCATTGCCGCCACCAACTACTTCAGGTTTCGATTGCTCCTGAGCGGCTGCTTGAAAAGCCATCGACTGCATATTTCCAATATCAATAAGTTTTTCAATCTTACTGAGTACCGAGATATTATCAAACATGCCTTCATTGGCAATCTGAAGTTGATATAAAATATCTTTGAATGTGCTATCTTTGTCGGCCATGGGAGTTGTTATTTTTGAGATTTCTTTCTAGCTCTTTCGTTTTCTTCCTTGATATGCTCAACTAATAATGAAACGTAGATTTCCCTCTCCCAAGGCATCATATGATCAAGTTCTGTAAGACTGTATTTATGATGTTGCATCATTGCAAAGTTTGTTTGATAGTGGTTAACCAGTGTATCGTGGGAGAGGGCTATTAGAAAAAATTCTGGAGTCCTCTGAGCATTACCTTGTTTTCATGTTGGCAGTGTTTGCAGGTAAAGGAAACTTCGTGTTCAAGTTTAGGCATTGCTTCAATGAACGCCTGAATCTTTTGGAATTGCACCTGATTCAGCGATTCGATGAAGGTAACAACTTCTTCTTGCGATTGTTCGGAGGTCGGGTATACCTTTTTGTCATCAAAAATGGATTCGATGCAATGAACAAGAACGTCGTATGCCGCTGCTTTTTGTTCAACCTTTGATTTACCCGTCATTCCGGTAATAAAATTAACATCGGGCCAACGCATAATGACTCCGACCTTATCGCTCAACTTAATCTTGTTGGACGGAGTATTCTCTGTATTGACGGTAATTTCATCAAGGTTAATTTCATTCACCGTTGATTTTTCGCAACTGGTGCACTTGATGCCAATCTTTGCAACTTCGCCTACTGATTTTGAACGTAGTTTCAAGAAGATATATTCTAGGTCAAAAATCGGTAGTGTATCAGGATCAATTTTGCCAAAGGTGCAGGAAGAAACGGTGTCCTTCATTGCCTGCATAATCTGCTTTTGATCCTCAGACTCAATAGCCATCATCAGGATCTTTTCTTCCTTCACAAGATACGGACGATAGATCAACTTCTTTCCGCTGGAAGGAAGTTTTGTTTCATATTTCGGTGTTTCAAGGATTGGTAGTGCCATAGTATTATTATTTTGTAGAGTGATTCACTCAATGAGGACTAATTAGATTGTAGCAAAGTCCTCGTATGCTACTGTTACAGTAAATTTCTGAAGCGTATTTTCTGCATTATTGTCCAGCGTGATTGCAGTTAAAGAAATTGGAAATGCATTTGTCAAACGAACGCCGTAAATCTGTTTGTCATCTTTATCCAACTGCCATATTTCAAAGGTACCGGCATAGTTTTCAAGATACTTGGCTCGGTAATTTGAAAAATTAATAGTGCTGGAAGCCCAGAGGTCGAATATCTTTTTCACATAATAGTCATTTGTAAGCAAGAATGTGAATGATACGTCCTCATTAATGTAACCATTCGGCACCTTAATGGACTGGCGCAGTAATTGATAGTCGAAGGTATTAATCTGTCTTCCGGGTAAAATGCAGTTCTCACAGAGAATACTTAGATCCTCGCTATTGCTAATTGAACGAACTGCTGGTGGAAGTGTGGCAACAAGTTTAAACCGATTCTGATGAGCAGGACCGCTTCTTTTAATTAACTGTGCTTTTAGGTCTTCGATTGATGACATAAATTATCGAGCGGAGTACTGTTTGCGGGAATCCAGCCAGATTTGCGTCTTTGTGGCACCCTTAAAGTGTTCGGTTGGTAGAAAGATTGCCGTTTCCCAGTCGGGAGCAAATATCTGTGATGGGCGAGTTTTCATATGACCCGTAAGATAATGCTTGAGACATGGAGAGAATTCACGGAGTCTTTTAGCACTGGCAAGGAGGCTATAACGAATCTTGAGACGAGTGTTTTCCGTGAGTTTATCATCGGTAATTGTTCCAAGTAGTTTGTCAAGGAACTTGGCACGAATCTTTGGGTGCAGGTAATGTAGGTTGAGCCCAAGGAACCCGCCTGGAGCCGGACCAATTACAAGCACCAAAGGGAATCTGTCATAGTATGGCAGTTCTTCCTTGAATTTAGGATCATACGCAAACATATACATATTGCCCCAAATTGCTTTGGAACGTTGTTTCAGTTTCTCATCATTCAGAAGAGCCTTACGGTTAATTTTACCGTTTAGTTCCTTCACTCTTTCAATGAACCAGTTCTTTGCTTCAGCCGAACGCTTTTCAAATCCCGTGGAATTGAATTCTTTTTCAAAGGTACTGAAGAGTGAGACTGGCATTAGTTCTATTTATATGTGTTTTAGAGTATCTTGATGCCCAACTTACGGAGCATATCCTCGTCCCATATCTCGAAAATCCAACCTCTATCGCTGGCATACTCGGTTGCCGCTTCCCACTTGGAGATGTTTTTGGCATAGGTCATCACCTCGGTAATATATCTTTTGGTCTTCTTACCCGGATTCTTGGGTGGGCTTACTTCTTTTTTGGGCTTCACCTCGATCAACATTACGCGCCCATCAACAAATTCAAACTTTACATCAACGAAATAACGGTGGACCCTGCCGTCAGTCTTACAGCGGTAGGGTATTACAACCTCCTCAGAGCACCATGATGCCACAAATGACTGTTCATCCAGCCATCTAAAAAGCTGTCGCTCCCAGAGAGAACGGTAGACAATGTTTCCAACATTGCCTCGGTATTTGGATGGATTCTTAGGCGTAAAGGTACCTTTGTATGTCATATAAATAGATATTTATGTCTTCTATTCTAGCATTTCCTCAAGAACTACGAAACGACTCTAAAGCCTGGCCATTCGTCTCGTTTCGGGTATTGGATAATGATGATATTTCAATATATTTTCCTATTCCACAGGGTCTTAGTTTCTCCGACTCCATGGCGTATTCAACAATTGATCTGGGGATTTTAGGAGATGTAGCGGCAAAAGGTATGATCGCAGCCCAAAAAGCCGGAGGAACAATGGAAGCCATGGAAGCCGGTGTAAAAACTGCAGGGAATGCAATGTTGGCAAAAGCTAAAAGTGCAAATGCTGCGGCTGCCGCTTCAATTGCGGCAAGACAATTATTGAAACAAGAACAAGTTGCAAATGTGATAGACTTTGCAAGTAAGCAGGTAATTGCTCCAAATACGAATGCCACGTTTCAAAACTCAAATATACGTTCGTTTCAATTTAATTTTAAGTTGGTAAGCAGAATAGCTCATGAGTCTTCAACGGTAAGAAGAATTGTACAAGCATTTCAACAGAAAATGTACCCTATCGGCAAGGATGTGATTATGGAGTATCCGCCAGCCTGGAGCATTAAATTTTATGATGGTCAGGGTGCTGAAAATAAACATATCCCAGGAATCTATACATCGTATCTTACCGGTCTTACAACCACATTCAATTCCTCAACAAATATGTTTCATGATGATGGAAGCCCGCTTGAGGTTGATGTCGGAATTCAATTCCAAGAGATTAAGGCTCTGACACGTCAAGAAATCCAAAAACTCTCAAAGTAATTATATGGCCTTCTTCAGACAGTTTCCAAAAACCACATACGATTTTGACCAGAATGGTATTGATACGACTATCATTGATCTATTCCGTTTCATTAAGATCGATGAGACCTTCTTTGATGATCTTTCTACCTACGAGTATTATGATATTAAGGACGGAGACCGACCAGACATCGTGTCGAATGCTCTTTACGGTACTCCGGAATACTATTGGACCTTTTTCCTCTGCAACGACAATTTAAAGAATGGTCTCTCGGGTTGGCCGATGACGGGAACGCAGTTTGAGGATTATATGAATCTTGAGTACGGCGGTACGGTTATTCAGACCCGCCCAAAATATATTGTGACGGGAGATGATTTAATAGCCGAGGTCGAAAATTCTTTGGCTGATAGATTTAATCTTGTTGATAGATTTGATGTGGCATCTCACTCTTATTTTGAGGGTGAAACAATTGTGGGAGCAACATCGGGAGCCACTGGTATTCTAAAAGAAAAGAATGTTCAGATGTGCCAATTGGTCCTAAGAGATGTAACTGGTAATTTTCTTGCCAATACAAGTGATCCGAATCAATTAATCTCAGAAAACATCAGAGGTAATGTATCCGGAGACATTGTATCCACGTACCGAGTTTATTCTCACCGCGATGCTCCGCATCATTATGAGGACCCAAATGGTCTCATTTCCTATAATGCTCTGAATATAGATGAAAGTAAGACCATACAGAATGGCGGTTCCGGAGTTCAACCAGGAACAGCAGACCCCGACCTTACGGCTATTTCAAATTTTCAATATGAAACAACTCTGAATGAAGAAAGATCTAAAATCAGAGTAGTTCGCCCGAATGCAATTTATCAGTTTGCACAGGCATACAAGAATCTGTTAAATGGCTAATATCACAGGCATTTCAATCAATTCGTCGCAGGCGTTATTGCCCACGGCGTATTCATTACAGCAAGTCACCATTACGAATCATTCGGGCGACCAAGCTGATATTAGATCATTAGTAACCGACCTTACGATTACAGAAAGCATCTATAGATCATCCTTGGTTCTTACAATGAACGTAAAGGATCCTGTGAATCTTGTTGAAGAGTACCAATTCACTGGTCAGGAAAAGATTAATGTTGTCCTCGCCCGCAAAGACTTTGGTTCATACGATGAGGAAGTCATTGATTTGAATTTCTTCGTGAGTGAGTACCCTCTACTCGGTAAGATGAATAACCGTTTGCAGGTTTACAGTATTACTGCAATCTCACCATTTGCTTTTATTTCCAAGTTGAAACGTATCTCTCGCGCGTATTCTGGAAACATCGGTGATTTTGTAAAAGGCGTACTTATTACCGATTTAGGTGTTGATCCTAAAAAGGTGTTTATCTCCAGTGCAGCTACCGTTTCGGCTAAGTTCATTGTTCCGAATATGAATCCCTTGGACGCCATCTTTTGGGCATTACGGAGAGCATACGATGAAAAAGGCAGCCCTTTTTATTGCTATCAGACATTGAATGGGGACATCCGCTTGGACTCTCAGACCGATATGGTATCACGAGGATCCTACAAAGAATATAAAGATGGTAAGTTCTTCCAGTCCGACAGACAGAATGATGCCGATATAGAAGCCGACTATAAGGAACGTGCAAAGAGAATTCTCACAATGAGCTCCGACTTTAGAATGTCGAAGTATATTGCAGGTTCCAATGGAGCATATGCTTCCACCACAAACTATTTGGACCTTTCTACAAAGACTCTTACTCGTAGTGTTTTTAACTATGAGAATGACTTTAAGAAGATGAGTTCGGTGGACGCGAATGAAATTCTGTCGCCATTCTTTTCACCCGAGGATACGGATGAGACTATGGCCAGCTATCCAAACTCCAAAATCAATTTTATATCGACCAACTATAATGCTTTTAACGGCGTCGAAGGTAATTACCATGCTCCGACTCTGGATGGGTCAATCAATAAGGCTCAAGCACACATTGAAAACCTCGATTCAATCATCCATGACATATCTCTTGCTGGTGATTTTAAAGTCAATTCCGGTGTCGCAATCAATCTAAGTATTGCACCTTCGATCGACCCTGAAGCAACCGTACAGAATGATAACAGTAAAGGCGATGATGTTCAGGACAAATTCTTTTCTGGTAAATATGTGGTAACAGCGGTTGCGCATAAATTCTCGGAGGAATACACAATGGACCTTAAACTGAAGAAGGATTCATTGCCATTTTCATTTAGAACAATTCGTATATGAACAGTCTTGATCAATATATTGGCGGCGAGTTTGCTTGGTTTACCGGTGTCGTTGAAGACATCATCGACCCTATGCAAATGGGTAGAGTCCGTGTGCGTTGTTTTGGTTATCACACGGATGATAAAAGCGAGATTCCGACCGAATCACTTCCATGGGCATTAGTAATGACTCCCATTACTTCCGCGGGTATGGGTGGTATTGGACAATCGGCGACGGGCGTTCTTCAGGGATCATGGGTGATAGGTTTCTTCCGCGATGGTAAATCTGCACAGGATCCTATTGTGATGGGCACGGTTCCGTCAATGACAATGGGTGGAAATCCATTAAAGGGTTTCTCTGATCCAAGGAATGTGTATCCAATTACTCCGGGCGACATTGATCTACCCAAAGAATCCAGAAGTGATTTTTTCAATACAGAAAGTTATGTGAAGCGCAAACAGCTTCGCCAAGAAAAGATTGAGACAGCAATTCCCGGTAAACTATCATCGGTTGCCGTTCCCGAAGCAAGTTCCTATTACACACGAAACACCTGGAGCAATTGGGATGTTGATACCGTTGTGAACCCAATCTATCCAAAGAACCATTCGTATCACAGCGAATCCGGTCACGTTAAGGAAATGGATGACAGCTCTGGATCCGAACGTCTATTCGAGATGCATAAGTCGGGAACCTATTATGAAATTGATTATGCAGGCAATAAAACCACAACAATTGTGGGTGATAATTATACCGTCATTATAGGCGGCGACAACATCTACATTAAAGGTTCGGCAAATCTTACTGTTGATGGAGACTTCAGACATCTTGTAAAGGGTAACTACCATCTTGAGGTTGAAGGTAACAAGACGGAATACATTAAAGGCTCGCGTCAGTCCAAAATTGGCAAATCGGAACAGATTGAAATCGGTCAGGAATATGCATCGAATATCACCTCCAATTCTATTGAACGTATCGGCGGTAATGCTACCGTCCTCATTGATAAGGATAAATCGGAAACAGTTGGTAAGAATTTAGATCTATTTGTTGGTGGAGACGATAGTCATATTGTTGTGGGTAAGAGACAGGAGTTCACTGGTTCACACCTTGAACTAACTACCAATGGTCATTTGGTTTTCGTGTCAAAGGAATATATGAAGATTGAATCTCTTTCAACACTCAATATGACAATTGATGGCGCCGTAACTCAGACCTTTGGCTCAACTCAGAACACCACAGTATCAGGAGCCATTTTAGTAAATGGTTCATCGACCATCGGAGTCACTGCTTCCGGTACCGTAACAATTAACGGTTCAACAATCAATCTGAACTAAAATGGCTACATTACAGAATATATCCATCCCGTCGATTCCATCGGTACCACAGTTTCCGAGTATCCCGACAAGTATAGTTTCTGTCAATCTTCCGTGCGGACAGAATCCTGCTCTCGATGCTTTAACACTGGTCCAAAATAAAATTAAGGATCAGCTTGCAAGCGGTAAAGGTGCTCTTGGAACATTGGGAACTTTAATCAATACGGCAAATGAAAAACTGTTGGCAATTCAACCAAAGATCGAAGAGTTTTATTCATTCCAATCCGATTTAGCTTCTTTAAAGGACAATCCATCTCCCGCAACAATTGCAGCAGTATTGAATCGTTGGAAGGGGAAGGTGCCGGGTCTTGAAGGTTATATCACAAAGGCGACCGACCTATTGAGCAAAACTCCATTGGACTATTGCCAAGACCTACCGAACATTAAAATTGATCAACAAACAGGAGCCGTTTCAATTGATGCTAAGACGGCAATTATCCCAAATGAAAGCCCACCAATAGCTGCTTCCGTAACTCCGACCGTTGTGGACAACACCTCTGATACCACAATAAGCGGCGCGGGTCTTTCATTTCAGGTATTAAAGGACTATTTGGATAAGGTATCGGACCCATATCGCAGCCAGGTCTATTTGCCGATTATGGCTGATAATAAAAAAGCCAAAAAAGAGTTTGATGCAAGTATTAATGGCAAAACACCTATTGATGTTTTTGGCAATAAGATGAGAAATTTTGGAATGAGCTCCGACCAATTGGAGGCTGCAGGCTTACTTACTGCCGAAGAAATTGCGGTTAAAAATACATATCAGGTCGCCTCTAAGATTTACATTGATAAAACGTATGTTCTAACCTGGGCTGTTGATTGGCGTAGAGTGTATGAACAGCATTTAATAGATCCTAACGACGAAGCATACATTGCCGATAAAAAGAAATTGGATACCGATCCAGTATTCAAAAAATATCCATCAAACTATTTTAACATTACCGAAAGTATCCTTGACCAGAATAAGAATCTCTTGATTGATTACGCCAACTATAAAAAGAACAACCCAAGTTACAATCCAAAGTAATATGCCAGCCGTACTATTAGATCAAAGCACTGTTGGCGGCAAGGTTACGGCGACTCAATCAACTGTATTTGCCAATGGAAAAGCCATTGTGGTCGACCAGGATCCTATTGCGTCTCATGGAGTGGGAGCACACTCCAGTGCCAAAATGGTAGAAAAATCCACTAAGGTTTTTATCGGAGGAAAGGGTGTGGCGAGAGCAGGTGATAAGGCGTCCTGCGGTCACGTTGCAGCATCTACCGCTACGGTTAACTGTGGGTAAACACTTATAAATAGCTAACTCATGGCAATTACGCTACAAGATCCACTGTCAGATAAATCCGTATTGGCACGGAGAGCGGCTATTGTCTCCAAGAACCGTCAATATAGCGATTTGGATCTATCTCTGCAACTGTATCCTATTGTGAGAGAAGAAGGACAGCTTGGCGACATTAACCCATTAATTGACATTGATGCGGTAAAGGCGTCGGTAAAGAATCTGATTCTTACTAATTACAATGAGCGTCCGTTCCAACCGAAACTCGGATCCAATCTCCGAGCATTACTCTTTGAACCAGCCGACCGTCTTACAGCGGTCTCCATTCGTGAATCTATTAAACGAGTCATTGCTCAATATGAGCCTCGGGTCGATTCGGTTACCGTTCAGATTCTTGATGATTCCGACCGCAATCGTTATCATGTTACCATTGGCTTCCGCGTTATCACCATTGATACCGAGGTCAACATTTCAGTTTATTTAGTACGTCTTCGTTAAAACATTTTCATATGGCACAATTTAATGTAACCGAATTAGACTTTGATAAGATCAAAGCAAACATCAAGGAGCACTTTAAACTTCAGTCAAAATATAACGACTGGAACTTTGAGGGGTCGGGTCTGTCGGTACTTTTGGACGTGCTGGCGTATAACACGCATTACAATGCGATGCTGGCTCACTTCTCAATGAATGAGACCTTTCTGGATACGGCTCAGATTCGCGGCAATGTTGTTTCACATGCCAAACTTTTAGGTTATACTCCTCGTTCCACCCTTGCCTCAACCGCTAAGGTTAAGGTTGTTGTATCACCTTCCAATCTATTAAATGCTCCTGCCGAGCTCCAATTGAACCGTGGCACTCGATTCACCTCAATTATTGATTCCACAAAGTACAATTTTGTAAATCTTGAACCTCTTACGGCGGCACGTAATTCAGAAAATAAATATGTGTTTGATGAAGTTACGCTGAAGGAAGGTACTCTAAAGAGAATGTTGTATCGCGTAGATACTTCGTTACCTTCACAAAAATTTGAGATTCCGGACACCAATATTGATACAACAACACTCCGCGTCCGTTTAAAAGCCAACGAAACATCCAACGATTACACCATCTATACCAAATTCAGCACTCTTCTGAACATTGGTCCGGAATCTCTCATTTACTTTATTCAAGAGAACGCAAGTGGCAAGTATGAAATCTATTTCGGAGATGATACTCTTGGTAATAGACCGCAGTCGAATCAGATTGTTGAAGTAGAATACATTTATACCAGCGGACCGGCAGCAAATAATGGCTCCGTTGTGAATGCATACGACAATGTAGGAATCTATGGTACCTTTCAAGGTTACTCCAAGGAATATGTTGCGACAACTTTACTTACTGCTGCTCCACTTACCTACGGCGGCGCCGAAAGAGAGACCATTGAATCGATCAAATTCAATGCTCCGATTACCTTTGTATCTCAAAATCGTGCGGTAACCGCCGATGATTACCGTGCAATCATCCTTAAGGAGTTTGGTGGTATTAGTTCAATTTCAGTTTGGGGTGGTGAGGACTCTGTAACACCAAACTACGGTAAGGTATACATTTCAATTAAGCCGAATGGTCCCGATGGAACCGTATTGAATGAAGTTCAAAAGAATCAAATTACTTCAACAATCCTAAAAGGTAAGAATGTTGTTTCTATTACTCCTGTGATTGTGGATCCGGAATACTCCTATCTGAAATTGGAAGTATTCTTTAAATACAATCCGAACCTTACAGACCGCACAAAGATCGAATTACAGTCATTGGTCCGTGAAACCATTAGCAATTATAACGACAATAATCTAAATAAATTTGATGGTGTGTTTAGATATTCACAGTTATCGAATAAGATTGATTCGTCGGATCCTTCAATTCTGAACTCACTGATTCGTGTTTATATGTACAAGGATATTACTCCTGTTACAGGAAAGCTGAATTCTCTTACATTGGATTTCTCGGCTCCGATTTATAAATCTACTACTTCCGAATCGACCATTGAATCTACTCCATTCCTTCAAAATGGTGTTGAATACTATTTTGCAGATGGGCCTACGGCAAATACGGATCCGACGAAAAGAGCCCAGTACGGCGACCGCACCGTTTATATCTATCGCCTTGTTTCTGGTAATAAGATTAGAATTCGTGATGCCGGAAGAATCTATCTCTCAGAAGGTCGTGTTATTCTTGAGAATTTCATTCCAGATTCAACAACTTCAATTCGTATTACTGCAACACCGAACTCAAACGACCTTGCTCCAAAGAGAAATCAGCTATTAGAAGTCTCAATGGCTGCAACTTCCGTAACCGGTGAAATTGATACAATCGCGGTTGCCGGTACCGCAGGCGCAATTAACTATACCACAACTGCTCGCCACCGTTAATCATCATGAAACATACGGTTGAAAGTATTGCGAGCACTCGTAAAAAGACCAAGGAGACGGTTCGTATTGAATCGCTTTTCCCGGATGAACTGCGTGAAAGTTCGGTTGTTCTTGTCGATCTGTTAAAAGATTACTATGAGCATATGAATGAACGTGGCATGCCGAGCTACGAAATTGATTCAATCAATGAGGTTCGTGATATTGACAGCACCGATTACGAGTATTTGGATCTAATTCAAAAGGAAATTGCCTTCTCTGTTCCCCGTACCGTCGTGGCGGATAAGGTTAAATTGTATAAAAACCTAATGCGGTATTATACAATTCGTGGATCCACCGATTCGGTTGAATTGTTCTTTAAGATTCTATTCTCCGACAATGTTGAGGTGTATTATCCTCGTGAAGATATGCTGGTTCCATCGTCGGGAACTTGGGATACAGTATCGCGTAGACCAGCCAAGGTAAAAGTATTCGACCAAAAACAACTGATGAAATTCAGTATGGTTATTGGTAGTGTTACGGGATCGTTCAATAAGGGTGAGACTGTAACAGGTTCTGAAATTGGAGTCACAGCAATTGTTGATTCTTATGTCGATGATGTTCTGACTTTAAAGGGTATTAGAATTCCGTCGGGATATGACCCCTCTCTTACAAATGGTTTTGAAAAGGACGAAATCATTACCGGCAACTATACCTACATTACCGTTGCTGCTGGAACTCCATGGACGCATCCAGACAGTGGTATTGAGTATTACGGTTACTATCATACGGGTGAAACAATATCAATTAAAGATAGTTCGGATAATGTAATAGCTACCGCATCGGTTGTAAGTTTTACCGATGATGTTATAGCCTGCCGTATTCTAACCGCC